TGCAAACTTGTCGTAGTGGCGTTAGTCGTTGTAGCTTTCGCAAAATCGTGTATTCCCGTCCAATTATATGTGGCGGCTTGGTCTATAGCAGAGATTTCCCAAGTTGGAGCCGATACCCCCCCATTAGACTGCAAAAATTGACCCGATGAACCCCAACCAACAACGGTTTTAACAATTCCCGTCCCATTCCCCAAAAGAAGCTGATTTGACGAAAGCGTGGTAGAACCAGTACCACCCAAAGGAACTGTAACCGTCGTAAACCCAGAAGCCAGAGAGCCGCTTGACAAAGCTCCAACCGTAACAAGGTTAGAAAGCGTAGTGATGGCGGCGATAGAAGATGATGAAACCTCAATCTTGCCATCATTAAGATTCGTAAAATTGGTGTTTATGGTCGCGCGCGAATCAGAAATCCTATCGGTAGATTGTATAGTAGTTATGGTACTGCCTAATTGTTCGTGTTTTCTAAAATCAAGATATTCAATGTACTTCAAAGGAACATAGTTATAAACACCTACGGTGGTAACTATACTCAATATAATTGTCGCTATAAGATTAAACATTAGCTTTTTGAATCGTTGGTGATGGTTACCATATTTTTTGATGCTCCAGTCTGCATTGGAGTATGGGGCGTTCCCCACGTTCCTTCGGCTTCCGCCCACGTATCGTCATATTCGCCAATCGTAACCAACGCCGCCGCATTCTTTGAATCGTTGGTTACTGTTACTAGATTTTTAGAATCATTTACAACATCAACTGCCATAATTTTAAAAATAATTAATGCTTTTCATCGTCATAACTTTTCTTTTATCGGCCTCTCTGTGTCCGTAAAACTTCAATAATTCTTTTTTCATTCCTGTCGGGATGGGAGTTAAATCACCCACCACACTATTTAGGAACGGCATACGGTCTTTTTTGTAGATTCCGCAATAAGGACGTGCCGCCATATAAGCCAGAATAGTGTGAAATTGTGCGGCGAATCCCGGTTCTTTGGTTCCCGTGGTAACTTGAGCCGCAGTATAAAGATCAGCGTTTCGCTTAAACCAAATCCGTAGTCCCTCGGTCAACGTAACATCATCTGTATCAGGGGCGGGGTAAAGTCGAATCGTATTGCCACTTTTATCGTAAAATTCGGGCAATCCTTTTCTGGGACTGCCATTGGATTCAAGCCCGAAATACTCTTGCGGGGACATATCACCCAATTCTTGGTGGTCAATGGGTTTCAAGCGAATATACATTGCGGGGGATGCTTTGTTTTTTACTTCAACCGCCTCTATGTCCAAGAAATGGCTAACATACGGCCCCGCCGTTTGAGGATTAAATGAGTAATCTTCTTGTCCATCTACAAGGTTAAAATCTCCACGCGGAGCGTCTGTGTAATTTGTGTCATCGGCGTTATATGTACCCTCAATTCCCAGCAACCAACCATGCACGGTTTGGTATGCATCGTTCATGTTTATCAGCAAATTCGCCGCCGTATAAGAGGTGGTATCTGCATCGCAGAGAAATCTCGTTAAAGTGTTTAGGTCAGCAATCGTCATTTTAGTCTTTTACATTTATCTTTTTTAAGTCCTAAGCCATTACTTCTCTTTTTGTTAGTTCATTTATCGGTCTTGTACTAGATTCAGGTAATGGGGCTTCTGGTGTCTGCAATCCCATCCCAAAATAATCGGCAGGATTCAAACCAGAAGCTTCTATAATTTGGTCAAAAAGTTTTCTCGCTACGGGGTCTTGAAACATTTGAGGGGTTGATAAATACTGCCTCAAAACATTCACCAGTTTATCCGTAAACTGCGCCATGTCTTTAGTCTTTGACGAGACCCTTACCTTCACCTTAAACTTAACTTGTTTGAACTCATCTTTAAGAATTTTGAGGGTCTGCTGATTACCGCTCTGTAATAACTTTTGTTTTTCTTCTGCTTCGTATATAGCTAAATCTCCCACATTCCTTCCTTCCAGAACATCTTCCCACTGCCTTTTCACAGCTCGATTGCGGGGAACGCGCTGTAAAATATATTCCATTTGGTCAGAGGTAAGCGTTGAAAGAAACTCCGCGCCTTGGGTAATTTTTCTCACTATATGAGGAATCACCCAATCGTTGATTATTTCCTCTAAAAATTTATCAAACTTTCCTGCGGTTCGTTCGTGGGGTTTTTTGCCTTCAAATATTACTCGTTCTTGTAGACGGAATGGAGTGCCAGCCGCAGGCGACTTACCCAATAACGGGTCGGTTACTCCCGCGAGCTTTTGGGCGTGGTTCTCTAGTTCAATAACTCTTTGCTCAAATAGCTTGATATTTACCGCAGGCGGTTCTATCCTTCGCAGTCCGTATCTTGATTCACGGTCTATGACGGTTACCTCATCATTTTCAAGGTCTTTTATCTTATTGCGGTTTGCATAAGCGGGATCGTCTGTGAAAATAACCGATTTAGAGGATGATTTAAGGAGGTTATTTTTATGGATCTCTGCAAAGTTTGCCCATATCTGCGGGTCAAGCAACGCTTCAACCCCTCCCCAGCCCACCGCGCGGCCACGAATCTTTTTAGGCGAGTGGGATTTCAGGACACTTTCCTTTTCTGGTGCTTTGTAAAGTGTTACACCTTGTTTCATGTTCTTTTCATCCCAGTAAAAAGCAACTACTTGAACCTGATTTACTAAGGTGCCCATATCAAATCCTTTCAGATACGCGGAAGGTAATGTCCCTCGGACTACATAGACCTCTATGCTTTTTCCAGTAACTCTGTTTTGGTTTCCTACATTTGTGTTATCTGCGGGGTCTTTCTCTTGTGCAGCAAGGAATACAAGGTCGTCAATCGTTATATCTGCACCCCTTTTAATATCCCCCCATCCCCATTTGGCTTTTAATTTAAGGGCCTCGGGGGAGTAATTGAACTTGAATCCTATCGGGCCTCCCAAAATATCCGTCTGGTCGCAAAACGCGATGGTCTGTAAAGGTATCACCTCCGGCACCGCGTCCGCGCCCTTTTTTACAAGACACCCGCCGTAATCAACCTTCTCCTCAATAGCGTCGTCCAAGAAGTCATCAAGATTGTTTTCAATCGTAAACACATCATCCCAGTACTTTTTGATAAGAAACGAAAGATGCTGTTGTTCTGGGTCTTCGGTTTCAAAGATTATATCTTTTACGTCCCTGTCTTCTGCGGAGTATCTGAACTCTAAAATCGGAAGAATGATGTTGTTGTAGGGCTGTTTAACCTGGGGGTCGTTGGATGACTTCAAATACTTTCCCCATTTCATGTGAAAAGAAAGGGATAGGTGATTTGCCATATTCCAAAACCAATTTTCTCCCAGGGCTATTTCGCGGGATTGGTAGATTGTTTCTTCTTGTTCTATATACCGAAATATGTTTTCAGGGAATAACATTACCGTAAAGCTCGTAATTAGTTGTCATTTTTTATTTTCTTGAAGGAACTCGGTGCGGGGTTTATAAATTGCGCTCCCCGCACCTAATCCCCACAAGAATTGAATTAGGTATTACTATTAACTAAATAGTAAGTTTATTGTCTGCTAGCTGTTCGAATCATTAATATCGAATACCAATTCCTTGTGTGCCGTTGGGGTCAAATGCCCAATGTCCACCCGGGTGTGGTACGCAATACCTGACTGGATGCCGCCGCCACCGCTTTGTGGGTCAGCTCCGACTCCGGGGAACTTGTGCATCTTGCCGAAAGTTCCCTTGAGAATCCCAAGCCGTTCGATTTTTCTGATGCCCCCCATCGCGTGGTCGTCCGTGTTTTGATTCGAGACATACCACGTTACGCCGAGATAATGAACCTGCGGAGCAAGGCCTTTTTTAAGAGCCGCGTCTGCTGATTCGAAACCATTCAACTTTGTTACTGCACTGCTTAATTGAGGATTTTACTTCTTTTCTGTTGATTTTCCCTAGCCCAGAGGGGCTGGACGTTTGAGTAATGAAAGGCTCTTTTTTGTTCATCAGGTTTTGTAAGATCAAAACTTGATAGTGGAAATATGTGGTCGACGTGCCATTTGCCGTAATTCTCCCACGTCATTCCTTCTTTGAACTGCCTTTCGAGATATTTCTGTAACTCTGGTATAGTAGTTCCAATCAACTCCCTTATTCTTTTAGATTTAACAGAATCCTGCCTGACGAGAGCATTTATTATCCTACTTCTCAAATTTTTTCCTATCTTTCTTTGTGGTTTTCTGTCTGCCTCGAGTATTTTTTCTTTACACCTTTTTCTATACTCTTTGGCGTGCTTCAATCTTTGTTCTCGGTGTTTCCAGTAGTTTTGGCTTGACCTTTTTCTGCCTTCTTCAGGATGTTCCGCATACCACTTTTTTACTTGCTCTCTATGAGAGGCCGAGTATTTAGGATTATTCTTTCTCCACTTTTTCAAGTAAGCATTGTGGTATTCTCTATACTTTCTATAGCCCTCATCTTGATTCTCTTTTTGTTGTTTATTCATACTCTTATTTTAGCATAAGCAAACAATTTCCTCAATTAAGTTTTCAATGTGCGGGACGATCATTTCTGTCGTCCTCCGTGGTTTCACTTTGTTATAGCCACGGTTCAGACTATTACATACGAGTTTTACTCGTCCCCTCCGTTTAGTCGTTGTAGCCCCTCTTTCGAGGTTGCTAGGCGTTATCTTCTTCAAGACTTTCGCCGTATATTAGGTGGGGTTTATCCAGGCCTAATGGTTTTTTTCAAGCCTGCGCAAAAGCTTCAACAAACGCAAAAGAAATCGGGTCAAGAACTATCCCAATACCGTTCGTTTGGAGAAACTCCTGGCCGTTTTGCTCCCTGACGATTTGCCGCGTAAGGCGAGCAAGGTCGTCTACGTTGGAAGCCGAAACAGCTCCTGCGGTAGAGTTATTGTCAGTCCACGTACCTGCAACC